GAAAGTGTCGTACTTACCTAGCGGATGTCTAGTCGCATTAAGATCTATAGCTGTCCCGGATGAGTGACATGAGAGCTTTGTTGGATTACCTCTCACCATCCTGTAGGCATAGCCCCAGTCGTCAAAAGTCCCCTCATCTATTGGCTCGATTAACTCGTGAAACTCGGCAGCAAAGGCGGCCAAGAGAGGCCCAACACTCTCGGCGCACCTTAGCTTACGATCCGTACCCTTTATAGGGTAGGACTTTATTTTAATCACGGCAGGATCTTTAGAGGCAGGGTAGCCGTTGTAGCTTGTCTCCATTACGAAAGTAATGCCGCTACTTCATCGGAGGTTAAACCGAGTTTAGTTAGTACGGCTTGCTTAGCTGCCTCCTGAGCGGCTAATTGCGCCGCTTGCTCTTTTGAGTTAGCCTCGTCTATTTTGCTTTGTGCAATTTCATCGGCCGTCATTTCGCGCTCGATAATCTCGCCGGTAGTTGCGTTATGTATTTTTATCATTATTTAACTCCATATAGTGTGTATGTTCCTGCTGTAAAGCCACCACTTTGTGTAAAAATTAAAATATCGGTAATTGCAGATGCGCCATTATTGGCATACCAAAATCCAAGTTCACGGGCAATATCAAAATTTGTTGGCGAGGTTGCACGATTTTGAATTGCGATTGTGCTTGTTGCTTTCCAACTTGATGTATTAGCATAATCATATAAATCAGTCACTAAGAAAGATTGTCCTGCTGTATTATCTTGTGAATTTCCTAATTCAATGAGGGTAGCGTTCCAAGATTGTAAATTTATTCCATTTGATGTTGTCTTGAAATAATTTGTACTTGTATCGCTATTAAATCGTAATCGTGCATTTTGATTTTGACTTGTTGGTTGCAAGCCCCTTAACACCAACTGCAAATTATTATATGTTTGCGGAATTGATGAAATTGTTATGCTTGTTCCAGTTAAATTTCCGCTTGCTATTACTGTCATGCCACCGGCTGAAACGGTAGCCCACGTAGGCACTCCACCGCTAACGGTTAATACTTGCCCCGTAGTACCGATAGCTCTACGCGTAACGGCACTCGATCCAGTCGCATAAATCATATCGCCGGATGTGGTAACTGTAGATTTTGGAATAGCTGCATTAGCAAGATCATAAGCAGACTTGACCGCCGTTGGCGTAGCCGCTAATACTGAGGATGTAGTAGAGGTTGAGTCTGATAGTTGTACGGATCCTCTTTGTGCGGTACTTGCATCTTGTATACCTACCGTTACCGTACCCGATGTACCTCCGCCTGTTAGCGGTGAGGTCGCCGTAACTCCTTCGATATCGCCCGTGGCACCTGAGGCTACCCAAGCTGCACCATCGTAATACCATAAAGAGTTAGTATCTTTTGTATATGCAAATTGTCCCTCTTGAGGAGATGTAATAGCAGCGTTGCGCGCGGCTGCACTAGCAAAGACTAGTACGCCTTGCATAAGGTAGCCGTTTACATCACCTGCCGTTAATACCTCTCCTGTAGTAAAGGTCTTAAAACCTAGTCCAGCTGCCATTTTATTTCTCCTTAGTAGGCAAGCACGGAGGTATCGAGCACTCCGTATAGTGTTGAGTTAAGAATAAAGCCATCGATAATAGGCTCTAGTGTTGTAAAGCTACTTTTCCAAGAGTTAGGCGTTACTCGGTGTTGTATGCCAAAAACTTGTAAAGTCTGTACTAGGGTAGAGTTACCCGGTTGATTAGTCGTAATCTCTACCGGGTCAAAAAAATCTAAACTAAGCGCGGCTAATATGCCATCGTTGTAATCGTCCATGTAAAGATCAAGCTCTATAAGATCGCATCGAGTCTCAGTATCTTTACGAGATGCTACGTATGCTTGAGCATAGTTAAGAGCATCGGCATTTGTGTTCATTACTAAATTAGTCTGATTATAAGAGTGTACAAAGTATTGCTCTATAGATGCAGCATCCTCAGCTAGTTGAGCCGTGCCGCCTATTTTTGTAATAGATGCAGAGTTATACACCTGCGTATCGTCTAAGCGCCATATAGCATTAAAGTAATTGATATCGGTGCCATCATCATTAAAACGAGTAACCGGTAAAGCCTGAGAGTCGATACAAAAGGCTCGATCTTTAAGCGTGACAGATCCTCGAGCATCCACATAGATAGCGCCGTACTCCGAGGTAGTGGCGGTCTGCATCGCTGCTAGCGCCGTACGAGCTGTACCCGGGTCTGCCTGCATTATTGTCGTACCATACAAAATCTCGCGCATAGAGGGAGGCCACGAGATTTCATCGAGGATAGCGTTCACACGCTCGCCGGCATTGTCACCGGCTGCCGCTAGTGTCACCGTAGAGATCTGAGAGTTAGTAAATAATCTAAAAGCATCTACAGCTGTAATAGTTGTATAAACTACATCTGTAGCCATCTGAGGCGTAGTAGTTGTGTAGCTAGTAATAAAGCCGCTAAACATCGGATACTCGATACCTGCATAGGTACCTGTTATCTGCACTTTACGTAGGGGAGTAAGCAAGCCGTAGTAAGGTCCTGAGGCATTTTGAGGGTTAAAATCGCCGTCCTGATCCACGATACGTAGCGTTAGGGTGCCTGTCTGGAATAGATCGGCTTGAGCGTTACGGCCTCTTGTCGTTGTAATACCGTCTACCTGATCAGATACGTCTACGATGAGGGCTGCCGAGTCTGCAAGCACGTTAGTACCTAAGATGCCGCTATCTAAGATCATGGCCTGAGCAAAGGCCGGGCCAGTAGAAAAGTTAATAACCGCGTTAATCGTTGGGACTGTCATAGCGCACCTGCCGTAGTAATTGAGTCGCCTCTACGGTTAATAGTCTGTAGTGCATCTTGTACGGCGCTTACTATTGTTTCCTCGCTGCCAATTACGCCGGCGCTTACGTTTACAATTATGTCTCGATCAAAAGCACCCGGGCCATATTGCCGGGGGATGCTTGGCTCATCAAACATAGTCAGATTGCCTAGGCTTTCGGATAATCTAAAGTCGGCCTGAGATCCCGGTGTAGCAATACTTTTGAGTGCAAGGATATCGGCGATCTGCTTACTAGCTACTGTGTCGGATGTACCTCCACTAATTGATCCGGTCCTTGTAGAGGTCCCTAGCGAGGATAGTAAAGCGATGTAAGCCTTGAGAGCGGCGTAGCGAGCATCATCGGCCGCCTTTTGTGCAGCCGATACGCGGTCGATCATATTTAACTCGGCTTGCTCGCGTAAATTAGTAGCTGTAATTGCGGCGTTAGTGCTCTTGCTTAAAGAGGCTAGGCGAGCGATCTCTGTAAGTTGTACTTGTACGCGCTCGTTATAACTAGCCTTGTCCGCTAACTCACCGGCTGCAAGAATAGCGGCGTTGTACTTACCAAAAGCGGCATTACGAGCGATCTCTTTATCTGCCTCGGCCATCTTGCTTGAGTTGATAGCCGCTAACTCTGTAAGAAGTTGAGTGTTAATTGCCTCAAGGGTTGCAGAGCTAATAGTTTTAACTCCGGCTAGTTTTTGTAAGTCTGCATTTTTTTGGAAAGCTGCAAGCTCACCGATACGAGCAAGGGCTGTAGCGCCATCCTCATCCTCAATAGCCATAAGGGCCTCAAGGCGTAAGCGTGTCTCTTTGTCATACGTTGCCTGTAGTGCAGCTGCGATGGAGATGCGGTTAGTATCAAATACGGCAGCGGCCTTAGATAACGAAAGTTTATTCTTTTCTGCAAGGGCGCTTTTCTTTTGTAGCGCTAGTAGTTCCTTTTGGCGCTTGGCTGCATCGGCCTCAGCTTTAGCTCTTGCCTTAGCGTTAGCCGCTTCCTCGATTGAGCGGTAGCGATTAGCTGCATCGCCGCCATATTGCCTGTTGGCTACGTTGCCCATAAAGGCCGTACCTGTTGCCTTGTATAAAAGTTTTACGTAAGCGCCGGAAGCATCGTTAAATAGTTTGGCGAGTCCGACAAAAGGCGCCGCTACTTGGCCAGCTAATTCGACGACAGCTGCCAAACTATCGGCAAGGTTATCTACGCTTTCGGTTAGATCTTCGGTAGTCGTATCTCCTGCAAGCTTGGCAAAAGCATCAATGAGAGCGCCGCCTACGGTCTCTTGTAGGTTGCCGTATGCAATTTGTACAGCTGAAACCTTACCGGCGTAAGTATCTAATCGTGCTGCATTTTGTCCGCTGTATTGCTCTGTTAGTTTCTCTTGAATAGTTAAAAATCCAGCGGCAGCTAGCTCTGTTTTAGTGAGCCCGGTGTTGTACTTGGCGATACCTTTGCTTTGTCCAAGGTAGGCAAGGCTTAAATCTTTTGCCACTTCGGCGGCATCGACTCCACTACCTGCCGAGATCTCTAAAGCAAGAGCTAGTAAGTCCTGAGACTTAGTAACTGAGCCAGTAGTGGAGAGCAAGGATTGAAAGGCCGGCCTCAAAACGTCATCGGCTACAGCGGCAGACTTTTCTAAGTCGGCTATAAAGCGAGTTATTTTTGTATCCTCAAAACCGAGGCCAAGATTTTCTACAGCTTTAGTTAAACGTACGGCAGCGGCTTGATCGTCGGCAAAAGCCTTTACAGATGCTTTACCAAAACCAATAACGGCAGCTGTACCAAAAGCTAAACCTAAAGATTTAGCTACATTTTTAGCAAAAGATCCTATAGTTTTCTCTGCTTTAGCTAGCGCTTTGCCGTCAAAGGTAGCAACGGCATTAACAAATAAATCGGGCAGCTTCATTATGCAGCCTTGCCGTAACGGCCTTGATTAAAGGCAGCGATCGTATTTTCTATAGCTCGTATTACGGCAGCTTGAGCCTTACCTTGATCCTCAGACCATGCTCTAAAAATCATGCGCCCTCGGCTGTTGCCCTGACCATACAAAGGTCCCATACGAGTAATAAAATTGGCACCGGCGGCAGGGTTATTAGATCTGCTCTTAGGATCTCCACCCGGATTTTTACGACCAGCTGTTTCATAAATTGCACCACTAGCTGAGGCGTTAGCAATTATGTACTGAGAGCTCCAGCCGTTTTTATTACGACGACTAGGAGAGGCTGAGTAGTAGACGCCTTTAGTAGCTGAGGCAGCATCGTAAAGTGGAAACCTACGTAAGCGGCCCTCGGTATTAAAAGTACGAAAGGCAGAGTTACGAGCCGTAATCTTTCGGCCCTTTGTGCCTTCACTCCAATTATACAAATTGCCCGGTACCGGAGACGGCGCATAACCTCTAGCCTTGTCCCGGATCGGGATCATTACGCCTTTAATCTCTTTATTCATCTCTTTAAGTAGCTCGGGATCGATCTTACGTATTGCGCGCAAAGTCTCCTTAAGGCCGTCTACGTTTACGGACATTTTCAGACTCCTTCGCTTGATCGTTAAGCACTTGTATTAACATCTTAAACATCTCGGTATCTAAATCGAGTATCGCTTGAGGCGCGACCTGCAACCTAATTGCCAGCTGTGCTATTAAATAGGTTACGGTGCCGCGCCCTAAGCTAAAGGCAGATCGTCCAGTACCTCGACCTTAGCCAACGTATCTAAAAACTCTGCCCCAAACATCGGTACTGTTTCGCCGCTAATGCGTAAGCACTCCCACGCTAACCAGTACACATCCGATTGCTTCTCATCATCTCTAAAGGCTTTGTGAAAACCTTTTTTTGCATATAACTCAAAGGCGTACTCAATTTTTGGCGAGATTTGATGCTCGCTTACTTCACCGCTTGCCCTTGTTATTTTGAGTCGTGCCATTTGTTAGCCCCTTTTCTTTTCCATCAGGAAGTAGTAATTACGATTGGTGAGTTACAGGTAAAGGTAATTGACTGAGATGCAATATCTCCGACAGCGCCGTTAATATCTGTAGTGTTATTTACAAGGACTGTAGTGCTATACAAAGGGTTAGTAGCTGATACAGCTGCGCTTGTCTGCTTTAGCGTTAGAGTTACAGTTGTACCCCATGCTGCTTGCAGAGTTGCGTTTACGTTAGCTGCCGCTGTATCGGATAGGAAGTCCAGCGCCACGGTGCTAGTCTCCAAACCTTTTGTAAATTTCCTGGAGGAGTCTCCCATCGCGGTTATTTCCAGCTCCTCAAATACGCGGTTAATTGTTGCGCTAGTGACGTGATCGCTCAAAGCTACAGAGTTAAGAGTTACCACGACACCATTGGACATATAAACGGCCATTTTATTTACTCCTCGTTCTTATCTGTTGGTGTGTCTTTTGTTTTGTTTTCTTTTTTAGGTGCTTCGGTAATCTGCCCTATCTTGATAAGAAAGGCGATGTCCTCGTCTGTTAGGCTCATGCTTAACTCCAGCTCGTTAGTATTTGGATGTCAAAAGATGCGGTTAAAAGTGTGCCGCTCTGGACCTCTAATAGAGATGGCGCACTCATAGCTGCAATATTCATTACGATCGTTGATGCCGCTAACTTGTTAAAGACAGCTACGGCTAAAGTCTCGATACCGTTCAGGTTGCCTTGATTATCAAGCATCGGTACGTTAAAAATAATCTTAAAATTAGCCATAGGAGCGATGCCGGCATTAGTGTTATTTGTCGGTGTTATATATGGATCATTAGGCGCCACAATTACAGAGTTAGCCGTAATAGTTGGCGGTGGAAAACTGTATGTATTCCATACGTTCGCGTTAGCTAAAGCGGCAGCTAGTGAGGCTCGTAGCGTTGTAATGGCCGCTGGCATTATCCGACCATCGTATTAGGGCTTGCATATCCAGCGATTAGGCCTCGGATCTTGCCTATCATTGAGTTACCCATACGGTAAGGGCTAGGACTAAAACCATCGATAGTTACGCCGCCGGTTTGTGAGACTTGGCGCGCTTGAAAGATATCTACGGCCAAGATCATGGCGGCCTCGCGTACAGCCGGGGTAGTAGCGTAAGAGTTAGTTTTTGTGTCCGCTCCTACAGCTGAACCGTAAGGCAATACCCGGGTAAAATTAGCGTTAGCCGCTACCTTGGCGTATTGAATAAAACTGTAGCCTCTAGGAAAATTAAAGGCGTAAGTATTAAAGGCGATTGATGGGAATTGAGTAGCTGTCCCGGCCGTCCACGGGATCGTGCCGGTAATTGTGTAGGTGCCGTTAAAAGTTGAGCCGCATCCACTCAAGGTTACAGAGTCGCCGGTGCTAAAGATTGCAGGGTTAGCAACCATAACTGTAGCTACGTTATTTTGTAGAGCTGTACCTACGACAGGAGCAGAGTCAAACCATAAAAATTGATTTAGTAAATCTTGGGCAGCCTGACAACACGTCTCTACGATATCTGAGCTATACAGATTTTCGATGCCTAGGTTAGCTCTTAGCTCGGCCTCGGTGACGTATGTAGCTGGCACTTGTTTACTCCTTTACTTAATAGGGCCGGTAGGGCTCAAAGGGCTAAGAGCCCTACCGACTATTAGGGTTATTGCTTAAGTGAAGTTGTAGCGGATAATTCCCTTAGGCATCTTGGCGATAGTTGCCATGTAGCCATAGATCGCTACCTGTACCTGTAGGTTGCTTACAACGTTTACAGACATATACGCTGTTGGAGACTGGTAAACAGTAAAGGCCTCAGGTGCCAAAATGATTGCTGAGTCATCGACTGTAGTAGTAGCTGCGAAGTTCTTATCTACATAAAGATCTAGGCCGAGTACGTTGCCTCGGATTGATCCCGGCTGAGTTAGTCCGGCAGCGTTCATTGGCTGTGATGCTGAGTAAATTGGTCGCCCAGTTGTATCCGAGGCGCCGAGCAAAAGTTGCCATTGGCTTCCATTAGCAATGTAGTTATTAGCAAAATAACCTGTAGCTTCATAGACAAGGCGAGCTGCTTCAGATGTGTAGCCAATAATACCGGCAGATGTGGCAGCCTGAGCTGTTGTAGCAACGGTGCCAGCTGTAATTAGAGCCGCTAGGACTGTTGTATCAAGTGTCTTTAGATAAGCATTTTGTAGTTGAGTAGTTAGCTCTGCATAAAAATTAGGATCTGAACGCTCTAGTAATTCTACGCTGAGCGTGTTCATACCTGAGTACTTGTTAATTGTGCCAGTTAAATATTCTGTAACCATACCTGTATTTTGTACAGCTCCGGCTTCAGCCTCGACTGTTACAACAGGTGCAACGCCTGACTGTCCACCAGCTGAGGTAACAAGAGATGGTACGTTAATTGTCATACCGCTTGCAGGCAAGGTGCCGCGTGAGCAAGCATCGATAGCCGGTGTACCAAAACGTGTATTAGTTGGGAACTCTGAAAGGTACTGTGTAGGTGAAAATGCAGGGTTAGTAGAGAAGCTGTCATCGGCAGCTGTTACATAGAGCTTTGAGTCCTCGTTACCAAGTGCCGCTTTGATCTTATGCTCTGTGTAAGCACCCATAGATGTAATTGGTGTACGTACTCTTTGAGAGTCGAGTACAGATGGACGGATAATTTTGCGAGCTGCTTCAACAGGTGCAGCCTCGGCAGATACTTCAGCCGGAGTTTCATCCGGTGTATTTTCAGGGGCTGTAGTCACAGCTTCCTCGCTTTCGGTTTCGGTTTCGATCTCTACGATTGTCGTATTTATCGTTGTTGTTTTTTCTTTTGTGCTTGTAGCTGCTTCGAGCTCTGCTCGCGCGGCTGCAATATCAGTAACGGAGGCGCTAGAAAAGGCAGCGCTCTCTACGAGGCTTACCTCTTTGAGGACAGCCGCCGTAACTAACAGGTAATCACCCATCGGCTTAGAGGCCGTAACATCGACCCCTACGGATAAGCCGCTTACTAGGTTTTCCTGAGCTAATACGAGCGCATCTTGTCCTCGAGTGCTGCTCGATAACTTAAAAGATCCGTACACACCCTCGGTTGAGTCACTAAAAGAGATTGCGCGACCTACAGGCTTATCCTGTTGATGCTGCATGAGTAACTTAATTTTTGTTGCATCTGCATAAGTAAGTGAGCCGCGCTCAAACATAATTGGGCCAGCGCTTGTATGGCCAATCTCGTTATACGGCGCGATAAGGCCCGAGACGATCCGGCGCTCTACATCGGCAGCTTGTATCTCTTGACTAAACGTTAGTAGCACTTGTATCTCCTAGCGGTGTTAGTTGCTCCATTGATCGAGCTTGGTTTACATCGATTAAATCTAGGGTTAGCATCTTTTCAATAATCTCTAAACGCTCTCGTGCATCTGCACGTAGAAAAGAGTCATCTACAGCGAAGCGCACTTGATTAGCTGCGTTAGTTATATCGTTCATAGATAAACGATCCTCAATAGCACATATGTACGGCTGTAGTGAGTAAGCCATAAACTCTTTACGACCATCTAAGATATTTTGATACGTCATGCTGTTATTCATATCGGCAGAGATGTAATAGGCCGGTACGTTCATCGAGCGCGCTATCTCGGTAGCTAAGTACTGGGAAAAATCCACATAGCCCATGTCTTTCGGTGAAAAGCCAATATTTTCTACGCTAAGAGTGCTAGTCAGGTATGCCGTACTACGCGATGCGCGAGATGCTTTCCATGATGCTAGTAAACCTTGTACCTGCGCCTCAGGTAGATCTGCGCCGTTATTTTTTAATACTGTTGTAGCCATTGGTGTATTGGCACTTACAGCGGCAGCCTTTTGTACATCAAAAGCGGCTTTAATAGTTGTACCGGCGGTATCTAAAACTCCGGGTATTAAACCTTGGAAAGTTACAAGAGATCCTATGCCGCCCATTGGTACTTTAATACCATCGACAAAATAATCCTCTATCTCTGTACCGTATTTATTTGTCGTAAAGGTAACGCGATTATTAGCTACCCACTCAAAGCCGCTAGGTCGTCCATCATCTGCATACAAAGATGTAACACGCCAATAAGCGCATCCGTAAAATATTAAACTATCAACAGTTGCAGCAATAGTAACGCTACGAGGCTGCCGCATATCAGGTTGCTCTAGCCATATAGGCGAGCCTAATTTTTCTCCGGTAGATTTTTTGTAAAGTGCTAAATCAATACCTGATATAACTCCGGCAATTAAATTACGACAACGGCTAACAGATGCAACCTGTAAAGCAAAATTACGATCTATACCGCTCGAATTAACACCGTATGTATTGCCGGTATTAAAAGATCCGTAGCCGTAATTAGTAGTCATTACGGCAGGTGCATACTGAGCCTCGATAGTAGGCTTTTCAGCTGACTTAATACCTAAAGTCTGTAGTAATCCCATGGAGCGCATTTTCTCCAAAAGTCAAGCACAAAATCAGATCTCTCTCGGCGTGTCTCTAACTGTAAACCTGAGCGTGACCTATTGGCTGAGCTAGTACGTGGACAATAAAACTTAGGTTAATAGCTATATCTACAGGGCCGGCCGATTTACGCCGCACGATACGCCAAGAGCTATCACTTTCTTTAGCTGCACAATTAGCCATATGCGCTACGAGCTCATCCTGCCCCGAGTGCACAATGCGCTTATTGGCTAGACTTTCATAGAGGTCCCCAGATGCCTGATATCCCTTTTGCCCTGAGATATCGGTGATCTGTATGCCATTAGCCTCGAGCCTTTTAGCAATAGAGGCGGTCGTGTACTTGTCATAACAGACCATACGAGGGTAATAAATCTTGGCCCACTTGGCTATTGCATTAGCTACAAAGAGCTCATCTATAGATACATCGCTGTGAAAGATTTCTAATACTGCGACTCCTATACGACCATCCTCGAGTAATTGGCCCATACATAACGATCCGTCTCTGCGACTCGGGCTAACGTCAAAGGCAAAGATAGTAAGCGGCCCCGGTGACATTTTTAGATCTTTATTAGCTGCATCCTCAACGGCCATATGAGGCCATGGGCTTTGAGTGCTTGAGATCCATTGACATAGTAACTCTGTCTTAGTCGTCTCTATCGGCTGAGTAGCTACCGCTTCCTCTAGGGCTTCCTCGGTAACTGTATAGCCAAGGGCCGGATTAGCCATAGCCCACGCATCACGATCTGTTATCTTGGCGAATTGAGGAGCTGAGTACTCGTAAAAGCCAAAAGTTTTTGGCGGAAAACTCATAGCCCTCTCGCGTAGGTCATTAAGCACGGTGCTAAAACTGTCTCCGGCGTTAGAGGTTAGGAGTGTCTGAGCATTGGGCTTAGCACGAGTAGTAGGTGTAGCGGCCCTGAAGCCCTCCTCGGATATCTCTCGGATCTCATCGATGTATAACAGCGAAGCGGTACGTCCACGTGATCCGTCACGAGTAGCCGCTACAACATCGAGGCGGTTGCCGTTTTTTAGCTCTATAGACTCGGTGCCATTGGCATACCGGATCTGTTTTATCTGTTTACGCATACCGTCATTATTCTCGATGGCATAGGCCACTTGCCTAAAGGTGTCTAAGGCCATCGATCTATTAGAGCTCATAATAAGCACGTTAGGGGAGTCAAACAAAAACATATGCCCGAGCATGACCATACGCGCAAGGTGAGTCTTACCCTGTTGCCTACTACATAAAATTAGGCTGGTCTTACGGATAAATAAATTATCCTCATCAACCGTACACATATCGTTAATTACAAATTCTTGCCACGGTAAAAGCGGCATCCCGATACTGTCTGCAAGCTGCGCGATCTCAATGCCCCGAGATTTACCCTCAAGGTAGGGACTATGTAGCCGAGGCTCAGTAGCCCCCATACGAGGCGTAGTCATATGGGACGTACTCCTATCAGTACTGTTCAATTTGTCCCTCGCATGGACCGGCTGGGACCGTGCTAGTGGTCATCGGGGAGGTATGGACTGGAAAGGCAGGGGGGGTAAAACCTGACGCTAAAAAAACGCCTTGTGAGCGTGAGCCCTTGCTTGAGTTACAGCGCTTACAACAGGCAACCATATTGTCTAAAGCTATTGGATCGCCTCCGGCTTTGAGGCTAACGATGTGATCTACAGTCGTGGCATCCTGCCCACAATAGGCACACTCGTAACCATCACGAGCTAAGACGATAAGCCGTTGCTTCTTGTACTTAACGCTGAGCCTAGGGTCGTGTCTGCCTTGCACCATTAGTAATAGCCTCGCTTAACGTGGAAGGCTAAGGCATTACAAGGAGTCTTATAACGATGTAGTATGTACTTATATCCTAAATCCATCTGCACATAAGGGTTGCGCTCTTTGAGTTTTAGTAACTGAGGTATGCCATAGGCAGAGCTCTTAGAGTTCTTGGCATAGGGATCCCATAACCTGTTTTCTTTAGTCCATAACTTCTCTATACA